AACATTTTCAAAAGTTTCCACATTGCAGGGATTTTCAAACAATCCTGACGCTTCCGTCGACGACGTTATTGATACGTTGTCGGCGCTTATTGCCGAATGCCTTTCAAATAATTTGAACGGCGATACAGTGAAAGCGTCGGAAATCGCGGAAGATTACGACATTGAAGAAATGCAGCAGTTCTTGAATATGTATATGGATCAGTTCGTCGCGGGGATTCAGAACGAAAAAAAACTGAAGCTGCCCTACTATCCGGGGCAGACAGGAAAAGAAGAAAAGGATCAGATTCACTACAAGACAAAGACGGAAGGCGAACATTTAGTGATCCGCTATACCGGCCTGAATCTGATTCAGATAAATGATTTGGATATGGACATTTATCTTTTTTACCTTCGCGAAGCTTATATTCACTATATGAGCCTTACGAAAGAAGGCCGGGAATATCTGGAAAAATGTTACATCTTCGAACAGACGAAGCCAGATCGCGGGGCGCTTCGCGAACGGTTCGGGAAGAAGAGAGGGGCTTCGAATGGCAAATAATATCAAAGGTATCACGATCGAAATCGGGGGCGATACCACAAAACTTGATAAAGCCCTGAAAGATGTCAATAAAGAAACAAAGTCGCTGAAAGCGGAACTGAAAGAAGTTGACAAGTCGCTGAAGCTTGATCCGAAGAATACGGAACTTGTCGCACAGAAGCAAAAGATCCTTGCAGAATCCATTGACGCGACAGAAGAGAAGCTGCAAACGCTGAACGAAGCACAGGCACAGGCGAAGCAGCAGTTTGAAAACGGGGATTTAGGCGAAGAACAATATCGCGCCCTTCAGCGCGAAATCATAAACACGGAATCCGAACTGAAGAAACTGAAAGAAACACAGGATTCTATGAAGTGGGACGGACTTGTCGACGCCGGAAAGAAGCTTCAGGACGTCGGCGGGAAGATTTCGGGTGTCGGGGAAAAGCTTCTTCCGGTAACGGCAGCGGTCACGGGCGTCGGCGCGGCGGGCGTTGCTGCCGCAATGGATCTTGATAACGGTTACGACACGATTCTAACGAAGACCGGGGCGACAGGGGAAGCACTTGACGGCCTTCAAGATCAAATGGATCGAATCTTCGCAGATATTCCGACAGACGCGGAAACGGCAGGCGTCGCGATCGGAGAAGTAAACACCCGCTTCGGCCTTACCGGGGACGCGTTAGGCGATCTTTCACAACAGTTCATAGAATTCGCTGAAATCAACGGCACGGATCTGAATACGTCGATCGATTCTGTTGACGCCGTAATGACAAAATTCGGCGTCGATTCTTCACATACGGGCGAAGTATTGGGTTTAATGACGAAAGCAGGGCAGGACACCGGGCTTTCTATGGACACGCTTTATTCTTCGCTTGAAACGAACGGCGCGGTCCTGAAAGAAATGGGTTTAGGGCTGACAGAATCGATCAATCTGTTAGCGCAATTTGAAAGCAGCGGCGTCGACACGTCAACAGCGCTTGCCGCCCTGAAGAAAGCACAACAGAACGCGACGGCAGAAGGGAAGACGCTTGATCAGGCATTAGCCGACAGCATTGACAAAATAAAAGGCGCGAAGACGGAAACGGAAGCGCTGCAAATTGCGACGGACTTGTTCGGAAAGAAGGGCGCGGCAGAAATGACGCAGGCGATCCGGGAAGGTCGTTTTTCCGTCGAAGATCTGACGGCTTCACTTTCCGATTACGGAACGACAGTTGAAGACACGTATAACGCGACGTTGGATCCGTGGGATCAGCTGACAGTCGCGACGAATAACCTGAAGCTTGCGGGCGCTGAACTTGCGTCAACGCTTCTTGACGCGCTTCAGCCAGTGATTGAATCACATGTCGAAAAGGTCAAAGAATTCACGAATTGGTTTAAGAATCTGAGCGACGGACAGAAACAAATGATCATCCGGATCGGCGCGGTTGTGGCGGCAATAGGCCCGGCGCTGATTGCGATCGGAAAAGTGACGTCAGGCGTTGGGACATTCCTGACGACGATCCCGAAGATAACGGGCGTCCTTGCGAAGTTGGTTCCGGGAATATCCGGCGCGGCAACGGCAGCGACAGGGGCAGGAACGGCGGCAGCAGGCGCCGGAACAGCGGTCGCGGGTGCGGGTGCGTCGATTGCAGCAGTAGCGGCGCCGATCCTTTCGATTGTGGCCGTTATTGCCGTATTAGTGGCCGCCTTCAAACACTTGTGGGACACAAACGAAGAATTCAGGAACGCGATCACGGGCATTTGGGACAATATCAAAGCGAAGTTTCAGGAATTCGCCGATGGGATATCGGAACGCCTGAATGCGGTCGGAATCAACTTCGATTCCGTGACAAGCGCAATCAAAGCCGTTTGGGAAGGCTTCTGTGATTTTTTAGCGCCGATCTTCGAAGGAACGTTCAAGGTTATTGAAACAGTCCTTTCAACGGTTCTTGACGTCCTGACGGGGCTTCTTGACGTATTTATCGGACTGTTTACGGGAAATTGGGAACAGTGTTGGAACGGCGTCAAAGAAATCTTTCAGGGCGTTATGAACGGGATCGCCGGGATATTTAACGCATTAGCGGACACGCTGAAAAGCGTCCTTGACGTCGTTTTAGGGTGGTTCGGTACGTCATGCGAAGACATAAAGAACGTATTCGCAACGATCCCGGAATGGTTCGGGCAGATCTTCACGAACGCCTATAACGCCG